GGACTCATAACACAAATAAGATTATAACTATTTGTAGAAAATCCTTTCCAAGTTTAAGGGCAACAGTTCTAAGAGATTTTTTTGAAATATTGCGTAATAATAATATGTATAGTGAGGTATTCCATAATAAATCAAATTCAGAATATCATCTTTTTGGAAATCTTTTAGAGTTTATAGCTTTAGATCAATCACAAAAAATCAGAGGGCGTAAAAGAAATTTATTATTTTGTAATGAAGCAAATGAATTTTATCTGGAGGATTGGCAGCAGTTAATTTTTAGAACACAGGAACGTATCATAATTGATTTTAATCCGTCTGATGAATATCACTGGATATATGATAAAGTAATCCCTAGAGATGACTGTGATTTTTTTAAGACTACTTATTTAGATAATCCATTCATTGAAGATGTTATAAAAAAAGAGATTGAAAGACTTAAAGATACAGATGAACAATATTGGCAAATTTATGGTCTTGGAGAAAGAGCCGCAAGTCGAAGTACAATATTTAATTTTACAGAAGTTGATACAATTCCTGAAGAAACAAAACTTATAGCATACGGAATGGATTTTGGGTATTCAAATGATCCGAGTACATTAATATCTATTTATATTCAAGAACATAATTTATATGTGAAAGAACATTTATATAGAACACAAATGACAACGAACGATATAAATGTGTTTTTAAAGGACGAAAAATTATTAAATAATCCTATATATGCTGACAGCTCTAATCCACGCTTAATAACGGAGCTACGAACAATGGGGCATAATATTTTTCCAAGTATAAAGGGTAGGGATTCAATAAATGCAGGAATTGATTTACTTAAAAGATATAAGATTCATATATTATCTAGTTCCACAAATGCAATAGGAGAATTTAGAAACTATAAATGGACTGAAGATAAATCTGGAAGGCTGACTAATATTCCAGAAGATAAACATAATCATATTATTGATCCTTGTAGATACGCAACTTATTCAATATTAAGCAGACCAAATTTTGGCAGATATACTATTCAATAAAAATAACTTATCAAATATTTTGTTTATAACTTATTTAGGTGTATATTGTAATATGTTTAACGAAAACCAAACTACAGTGAAAACAGAAAAAGTAACAATAACAAAAAAAGAATACAGAGCTTTATTAGCAACTGTATATGCAAGTGAGGATTATTTGACATTTGCACACGAAGAGCATTGGAAAACAAGATTAGAGCAAAAAGTGAAAGAGTATTGGACAATAAGAAAAAGAGAAGATAAGATTATGATAAAAGGTGCATTAAAATCTTTAGAATTATGAAAAATTTTAATAAATATAATTTTCTTAATGGTTTAGAATTAGAAATAGAAGAATCATCTAAAGATGGTTATTTAAATAATGATGATGAGGTACAGCAATATATTGATGATGCTATTGATAATGAATGTATTTATTATTCAAATTGTTTTGAAATTATGAAAGAATTAAATCTTTATAGTTGGGATGATTTTGATGTAGAATGTAAAAATGTTACACAAGTAGCATATCAAGGATTATCTGAGTATGTAATGGAAAATATTGAATATAATTATTTTAAAAAAGTATGAATATGAGAAATACAAAAAAAATAAGGAATTTGATTGGTTGGGATTCATTAGATTATGGTACAATAGTTATAGATAATAATACTGGTCAAGAATGGGAAGTAAGATATTTACATAGAGAATTTGTATACTTACGAAACCTTGAGAGTGGCAAAGAAAATGAATTTTCTTGGAGAGATATAGAAATGGAATTTGATTGGTTAAATAAATAAATTTTAAAAATGTTATGAAAAAATTAAAAACACAAAAATTACCAGAATGGTTTGAAGGCGATCATTATGCTAAAGGAGATATTGTAACAAATCCATTTAGTGGAATGACATACTATTTAAATCGTACAGAATTAAGTATATATGATTTTATAATGGGATGCAGTTTAACATTTGAGAGCCATATAATTTTTACTCCAGTTGATCCTAAATTGGTTAGAGATTTTAATAAAGCAAGAGATTGGTTTAGAAAAAATAATAGTAAAGCCTATATGATTTTACTGGATTAAAATAACTTATCAAATATTTTGTTTATAACTTTATTAGTCCCATATTGTAATATGATTAACAAAAATCAAATAACTATGAAAGTATATAAAATAACATTAAATGATGGAAGGAAATTCAGAACCCTTATTGAAAATAAAAATCAAGAAAAAAGGTTTCAAGATTTAATTTGGGAACTTGAAGAACAAGAAAAAGAACCTACAATAGATTATGATTATTGTATTGGCATTTCTTCTATTAAAGAAGTAGAAACTAATATTTTAAAAAAAATTTAAAACGCAATTTTGCACAAAACAAAAACTACTATAATGAAAAATGTAATAGTTAGAGATGATGGAAAGGAAACCAATGGTAAGTTAGTTTGGAATAATAGCAAAGGAGGATGGGTAATACAGGGAAAAAAGCCAAAAAACAAACCAAGTTTTCAACAGAGGAGGCAATTATTTGATGATGAATTGATTTATGCTTCTGAGGTAGAGGAATATAACGAATGGATCAGACCATACGAAACTTCTAGGCGAGTTATAAGTCATATCTATACTTCTAAAAAGAAGTAGAAAATGGGGGGTGCAAACCCCCCTTTTATAAATTATGAAAAAAGCAATAGAATTTTATAATAATACGACACCAAAGGAAAGGGTGGATTTTTTAAATCTGATAGCAAAAGATTTATCAATAGCTGTAGAAATAGAAGCTTATGGAATTACGCAGGGTGGTATGCATTGTTTAGATTTAGATGATGAATTACCAATTTGTATAAATGGTGGTATGATCCAGCTTAATGTAGAACCTTTAATCAATCTTGATGAATAATGTAATAAATAGATTAACAGAATTAGTTTACTTAATAATTCTTTTTGGATTAACTTGGTTAGCTTTAGTTATATTTGTATAATGAATGATCCTTTACAAACTTTAAAAGATTTACATTACCATAAAAACGTTGCTAAGATTTTAAAAATTTTAGAGAAGTGGAATGATCTAAAACCTGATAATTTAGAACTACAAGAATTATCTATGACGTTTACAGATGTAGTTATGTATATAGAAAAATTAAAAGAGAAATTATGAGCTGGGATGATTTTTTAAATCCACACATGCAACCTGAACACGAGTGTGAGGAGTGTGGAGAACCCATTGAATGGGAAGGATTTTGTTCTCACTGGTGTTATCAATCCAGAGACATATAAAAAGAAATTACAAATAGTAGTTTAGTTTGGAATAGGGTGGATAGAACAAACGTGGTTTATGTTTGTTTTGTCTGCCTTTTTTTATGTTAAAAAAAATGTTTAATTAAATACGTTATATAATTATGAAACTTAAATTGCAAGTTCCAACAAGTTTAGATGATATTAGTTTAAGAAAATATAAACACTATCTAAAGATTCAAGACAAGAATAAGGATGATAAATTTCTTGCAGCTAAAATGATTGAAATTTTCTGTAATGCTCCTTTAAAAGAGGTGTTAAGAATGAAATTAAAAGACACAGAAAAGATTTGTAAAATGCTGGAAAAAATTTTTAAATCTAAACCGAAATTAGTACGTAGATTTAAAATTGGAAAAATAGATTATGGGTTTCAACCAGCTTTGGATGATTTAAGTTTAGGAGAGTATATTGATCTTGATACTTATTCTGGAGACTGGGAAAATATAGAGAAAGCTATGAACGTTTTATACCGACCAATAAAACATACGTTTCAGGATAAATATTCAATAAAAGAATATAAAGTTGAGGTTGATGATAGTTTATTGGATATGCCTATGAGTGCAGTAACAAGTTCTATTTTTTTTTTGTTGAATTTAGGAGTGGACTTGTCAAAGAATATGACGAATTATTTGGACAAAGACCAGAGCAAAGCCTTGACAGATTATCTAACTTCGCAGAAAAATGGGGTTGGTATCAATCAGTTTTCTCACTTGCTAACGGAGACATTACAAGATTTGAAAATATCACAGAGCTAAATATTCATAAATGTTTTATGATGTTGGCTTTTATGAAAGACAAAAACGAGTTAGAAGTAGCTCAAATAAAAAAAAGAATTAAATGAGTAATCAGGGAATAAGAGGATTTTATCAAATTACACAAATAATTAAAGATCAATTATTAGAAGATATAAATATTAATACTGTTACAACTGGAGACATCTCAGATGTGAATTTAAATAAACAAGACATTTTTCCTTTGGCTCATATTATTGTAAACAACGTTACTGTAGGCGAACAGGTTTTGAAATTTGATATAAATGTTCTGGCTATGGATATGGTAAACCGATCAAAAGTAAAAACTAAAGAACTTTATAAAGGAGATAATAATGTTCAAAATATTCTTAACACACAGTTAGGAGTTTTAAATAAATTGATTCAAGTTTTAAGAAGGGGTACATTATATACTGGAGATTCTACGCTTAGTCCGAATGATCCATATCAACTAGAAGATGATCCAAGTTTAGAACCTTTTTTTGATAGATTTGAGAATGAACTTGCTGGATGGACAGCTAGTTTAAATATAACGATTTACAACGATATAACAATTTGTTAATATGACATTCAAAGAAATAAAGAAAGTCCTTAAAACGTTCGCTAAATACGTTATAGAGCAATCCAGAAGTAACTTAGATAAAGGTAGAAGTCCACACGGAAGTTATAATGCTTCTAAAGACTTATATAATTCTTTAAAATTTAAATTAGATCAGAAAAAAAATAGTTTTGTGCTTAAATTTTTAATGGAAGATTATGGAGCATATCAAGATAAAGGAGTTAAAGGAAAAAGTCT